ATGTCGCTGCCCACCAAGTAAGCATCACGGCAACCAGGCCCACGACGACGGCGGATTGGATTTCTCTTTTGGTCATCGGTCCACGCTCCACAGCGAGTACAGGAACATCACGACGCAGGCACCGATCACGCTGCCGATGAGACCAGCAGGAGCATCGCCAAACGGAAGACCGCCAGCGAGCGAGCCGACGATGCCGAGCCCGATGGTCGGCACCCAGCCGTCAGGGCAGCGTCCCGGCATCACCCACTTGGCGATACCGCCAGCGACGGCACCGAATGCGAGCCACAAGAGCAACGACATAGAAACTCCTACTGTGCGAGATGGAACGTGTCTGCGATGAGCCGAGCTGGCGACGGCGTGCGAGCCTCTGGAGGGACAGGTTGCAGCCAGTTGCCGTGATCCAGATTCCGATAGCGGAAGTTCACGCCCGAGATGCTGAAGGAGTCTTGCCCCGAGAGCATCGCGTCAACCGTCTCGCGGCTCACCCAGAAAGAGCCGTCAGGCTGATCGGCGGGCCACTTCGGACCAGCATTGAACACGCCCCAAGAATTGATGCAGAGCAGCCCGTCACGCTTGCCCTCGTTCTTGGCATACCGCACGCCGATAAAGCACATGCAGTGCGCCCACGATCCGCTTCGAGGTGCGAAGCCGTCAGCGTCTCGCTGCGACGAGAAGCCAACGCCAGAGCAGACCGGCACTGGATAGCCTGACTCGATGCTCGCCGCCGCCTCATCAAACGTGCGAACAAGCGCGACGTTCTTGGCTGTGTGCTTGTTTGCAAGCTTTGCAAGGGCAAGGCCCACTTGCCCGCCACCGCACAAAAGGTTTCCCCACTCCTTCGCACGGCTCGGGTTGTACGTTGTCAGATCGGCACCGGGATACTGCTGGCGAAAGAGGATGCCGCCTACGCTCGGGTCTTTACACTTCCCTGCCACCCAGCGTGCAGCTGCACCACCGTAGGAGCCGTCTGAGTAGCCCGCCTGGCTGACCGGCGGTAGACGCCCGGCGGTCCTTGATCCACTGTAGATCGCTTCGGTCGCCACAAGCTTCGGCGGCTCGGGCAATTCGCCTTCTGCCCAATCCACACACTGCCCGACGTAACTTCCCATCGACCAACCAAAGCTTACGCAGTCACCTATCCCCTGCTTCCACGGGCCGAATGGCTTGCCGTAGACCTCACGGTGTGCCCGGTCGGCGTGGCGATAAAGAAACGTGTCCTTCTGCTGCGCCTTCTGCATGACGTCTTTGCCAGCGTCAGAGAAAAGCGGCTGGTCCAGTTCAGCAAGAAACTGTCGCGTACCGACAGGATCAGGCGTGTAGCCAAACCGTGCGTCAATGGCGTCAGCCGTGCGGCGAGTGGCACGCTCGACCAGCACGCCGAGAATCGCCATTACGACGACGAAGGATACGGCAGAAAGTGACCATCGATCAGCGCGTGACATCGGCAGCAGCCCTCGACAGGTCACGGAGTGCAGAGACCCACGCCGCACGGCTCTCGGGCGTCACAGGACCGCCAGACGAGCCCACGGCGTCATCCAAAAACTTGTGGACGGCATCCCTCACTTGCGGCTGGCGAGCACCGATGCTCTCGCCCTTGCAACGCATCTCGCGGGCGGCAATCCGCAGGTCGTCAAACGCGACGCCCGTCTTCAGCCGTTGGTCGTTCTTTCCGTCGTACTCGATGCAATCTGCGAGAGAGCCGCAGAGTTCTGCCATGATCGAAGAATCTTCTGCGGCAGTCGGGCCGACAAACTTGCCGCGAAGCGAGAACGCATCCGGCGGCACTGGTGCCGGGCTTGGTGCTGGTGCCTGCCGGCTTGGTGCGAACGCAATCACCGCAGCCACGAGCAACGCCACGGCGGCGACGTGCTTGCCGTCGATGGTTGGCATGTGTGCCGTGGCGTACCACGCCTGCACCTTCTCGGTTATCTGCTTGCCCGCGAGCACGTAGGCAGCGAACGCGATGAGTAACGCTGTAATCACTTTTTCCTCAGTAGCGGTAGGAGAGTCTCAATGGTTCCGGCGGCGATAGCGACGACCAGCGAGCGAGCGGCTGGGCGAACGATGTACCAAAACGGGTACGTCGCATACGGCACGCACAGCACGGCGACCGAGTCGAACAGCACGCCGACAGCCTCAAGCACGATGGCTCGCTTCTCTTCGCCCGTCAGCGTCTTGGTTGAGTCCAGCGTCTCGACAGTCAGTCGCACGAGTGCAGCGACGAGCATCCCGAACTCGCCCCACGTCAGACCGTCCCTGGCAGACACGCGAGCCGTCACCAAGAACGCAGACACCTTCGACGCGATGTCATTGAAAGGCGCAGCGGCAGCGAGTGGAGCGTCAGCAACCATGCTGCCAGACTAGGCGGGACGGGACGCAGACTAGACCGGCTCTGCCTGCCCCTCTCGGTAGAGCACCAGGGCAATGGCTGAATAGCACGCAATATCCTTGAGCGTGTCTTCGATGCCGTCGAATTCGCATTTCCCACGGCGGAAGTACGCCTTCAATCTGTGCATCTTGTCCGAGATTCTGAGGATGCAGCCCGCCCACGCTGGCATATTCACCACGTCGGCACTCTGGCGGATGTTGCTCAGTGCGTCCTCGTCAACGCCGTAGTCAAGAGTCTTGGCGAGGTGCAGGGTTTTCAGTTCCTCAAGGATGGCGAGGAACTCCCGCGAGCCGGGCCGGATGTCGTCGCTCTGCTTCGCGAGGATGCTGTCACCCGTCCAGCGGATGTCATCCTGCACGGCTTCCATCTCTCGCTGCCCTTGCAGAATCCAATCAGCCGGCGCCGCTTCCTCTCGCTCTGCTGCGTACTTCTCTGCACTCGCCTGCGTGATTTCCTTCCACCGATCTGGTGCATCGTCTGCCGGTGCGTGGCACTTGCCGCCGTCGCAGCATCCGCCAGATAGGCGAGTCTCTACGGCGGCTCGCAGTTGTGCGTTGGTCGCCTCAAGTTCTGTAATAAATCCTTGCATCTTTTCCCTTTCGATTAGGAGCCGAGCGGTGTCCGCAGCCAGAGCACCTGATGTGCCGCACCACTGTCCCTGGAATCTGTACGCTCGCTGGCGGGCTTCGGCGATGTACTCGTCAGTTAATTCGTATTCCATCAGTCAAGCCTCGGGCCTGCGACGTGCATGGATGCCAGACCGCCGCCGTGGCGATACAGAAACGTCTCCATTGCCTGACGGCTCCCGATCCAACCGTTGATGGCGTGGTAATCGTCTGGCGGATTCAACGCTGGTGCGGTTCGCACGATGACGCCGTCAAGCGTGTCGATGGGCTTGTTGTTCGCAGCTGCCTGGTGGTGCAGGTGCCCAGTGTGCCACTCGCGGTACACGCTCTGACTCCACGCCTTCGGCTGCTCTAGCGCCATGATCTGCGGCAGCTTCGGCTTCGCCTTGTGCCCGTGCGTAAAGCCGATGAGGTTGCCGCCGTGCGAAAGATATTGCCGCCCCTTGAACTCGCCGCACACTTTCACAGACCGAGATCCTCGAAAGCGTTCCTGCAAGATTCTCTGGAACGTCCACGTCATGACTTCGTCGTGGTTGCCGTTCACGATCACAACGTCTGTCGGAGCCGTCTCGGCGGATTGCTGAACGAGAGACAAGAGCGTGTCGCAGCCGACTTCGATCATCTTCTGAAGCCGCCCGTCACGCTCTAGCGGCGTGCCACCCGTAGTGGTGCCGGCTGGCGTGTCGTAGTGAAAGAGATCGCCAAGGAAAGCGACCGTGCGTCTGGCTGGCTTGCTGTCGTCGCCAACCGCCAGCAGTTCACTCGCAGCGTCACCAACAAGCCGGGCGGCAATATCCAAGTCGTAATCGCCGCCACCGGCTGTCTTGTCCCAGCAGTATTTTCCGAAGTGCGTGTCTGCCACCACGAGCACCTGCCAGAGTCCTTCCCGCTTTGGTGCCTTGGCAGTCTTGGTCAAAGGCTTGCGGATGTCTTTCCTTGCAGCGCCGATCATCGCCTCGACAACCTCGCGGGTCGTCGGCCCGCCCTTCGGCTTGAGCCTTACGAACACGCGATGCAGTTCAATGCTTCCGCCTTCGCCGTCGCCACATTCCCACTTGGTCGCTTCGCTGGATGCGATTTCAAAACGGCTCATGTCCGCTTCGATGTGCTTCAGCAGATCCTCGACGGTCTTGATGCGTCGGCTTGTGGATCGCGCCTCAAGCGTGTCGCCCGACTGCGACTGCGTCACTTGCTCGGCGTCTGCTGCTGGCTTCGGCGGCGGCAACTTTGCCTTGATCTTGTCCGCTATTTTCGCAGCCATTCGGAAAGCTCCTTCTCGGAGATGATGTGCCACCCAGCCGCAGCCGCCTCTTCCCGCAGTGCCCGTGCCACTGATGCCGCAGATGCGGCACCGTAGCCGCCTGCCTGGAACCGCGTGCGGATCTCCTGCACGCCCGCCTGGTCGTCATCGCTAAGGCGATCAATCCACGTCGCAGGCTTTGCGGGCTTCACCCTCTCAGCCACGGCGTCGGCTAGCGCGACGCTTTTTCGGCTTTTCGTCTTCACGCTGCTCCCCCTTCTGCTCAAGGTGAATCCACCCATCATCGTCAGGGATGCCGCCGCCGACGTGCTCTTCGTCGTCGTCAAGCTCTGGCGGCAGAATCACCGCCTCGGGCTGCGTCTTTGGCTTGGTGCGTCCCATGCCACTAGGGTGGCAGGCGTGTCAAGCGTTACGCCTGGCGTTGCTGATCGCCCGCCGCACGAGCATCCTGCCCGCCACGTCAAAGAATGGCAGGCCGCGAGCCTCGGCCTCCGCTCGCATGACGGCGACCACCTCGTCAATGCGTTCCGGCTTGCTGGCCTCGTCGCAGCCCCACTGATCCATCTGCTGCTGCTTCGCGCGGCACTGGCACGTTGGTGTTGGCTCAATGCCGATCCGTTTCAAGAGCTTGGAGAGTTCCGTGCCGGGGCCGCTCGTCGGAATCGGTGCTGGCTCCGGCAGCCGCGACACTCGCGGGTAGAACTCGCTCTCTGTGTCAATCGTCCACTCGTCGCCGTCCTGGCTGACCACACAGGGCAGCACCTCGTCGAGCGTGTAGCCACGCTCGACGCAACGGGCCTCAAGGTTAGAGCGGTGGGTGGTGATCATGGGAGCGGGTTTCGCTGGACCGTTACCGTTCCATTGAAAAACCTCGCCGCCGCTAATGCTGAAGGAATCGTTCCCCGGCACGTCCACACGCCAATCCCGTTTATATCTAGGGCGCTTGTGTTTTGCGTGGCAGGGTATTGGCTGAAAAGAGTTTGAACCGACATAGACTGAGACTGAAACGCACAAAACCCTGCGGCCGGCATTTGGATTGACACCTGCCTGTCCACGAAAGACATGCAAGTAGACGCTGAAGCTGAGTCTGGGCACCAATAAAAATGAACGTCCATTGCGCCGCCGCAAGGCACCGTCACGCGGCAGCCCACGCGGACAGATGAAAACGGGCCTTGAGTTGTCACTGACCCAGAGTAAACGACGCTACCTTGAACTGCCGACAATAATGTCACCGGGACAGCAATGGAGTTTAGCCACGCGATGACAGCAGAGTCGGATTCGCAAGATCCTCCAGTGCGCATCGCGTCGTAGAAGAAATCGCTTGTGTTTCCGCGAGACAACTGAAGCGCAGCGTTTGTAATCTTTACCAAAAAAGCGTCCGGGGCAGCCCCTGCGGCGCAGTCGCACAAACCGCTTGCGGCGCACACCCCTGTCGCACACGTCGTCCCCACCCCTTTGAACACCTTCCCCGTCCCCTGGCACTGACACTGCGGCTTGACCGTGCATGTCGTGCCCTCGCAGCACGCGCCTTCGCGGCAGGCTTGCAGGCAGTCGGCCTCGGTGGCGTATGACGCCAGTCCTTCCGTAGTTGTGCCGCCCGGCATGGTTGTTGATTTATAGCAAGGCATTGCTAGCGTGGCGTAATGACAAGTCCTAGAGTGATGTTGTTTGTGCCGCTGTCTTCGATGACAGATGACGTAAAACCTGGAGGCGGGCCTTTCTCGTCAAAACTGAAGCCTCCTCCATCGACAGACAAAGACTGCAAGTAAGTTCGATTTACCGGAAGCGGCTTGCATGTGTACGGCTCTAGGCTCTGAAGCTCAATCGTTGTTCGGTTTCCTGTGTAACGCTCAAATGGCTGGGTGTAACAAACGACAAAAGGCGAAGTGATTTGAGTCGCGCATTTCATATCGCTCATTGATTTAGAGTCGGTGACTTGACTGCGAGAAACCTTTGTCCATCCATACCAGTTGTATGCAAAAGACAGTTTCCAGTTGTATGTCCCTTGTCCAGGCGGCCACGCTATATCAAGAACAATAGACGCAACGCATCCAGCCGGATCGGCTGGGTACTGATACGACCATCGAGTGTCCGAAACCTTTGACAACGTAAAAGTGCCAACGTAATGACTTGTTGGAGTAAGCCCAAGCCAGCGGCCATAAGCTGTGCCGGGTGTTCCAAAGCCTTGATAGCACACCGGCGTTGATTCCTGCGTTACCAGTTTTCTGTCGCTTCCGCCAGTTATCGAAACAGAAATGGATTCAATGCCTTGAGCAACAACGCAAGGGTCGGCAATGTTGCTACAGCAATACCACCCCCCGCAGCACCCGCAGTTCTCTGCGAGCAGGCCGTCCTTGACGATCAGCGAGCCGTTTTTGGTGGCAAGTGTCATGTGCAGGCCGTGGTGTCGATCCACGCTAGGCCACCGTTAGCGCCGTGCGTGAGGACTTGTTGCTTTGACGCCGAGTAGCCCGTCATGCTGTGCCAATCCCAGCCGACTAGCACCCACTCATCGGCAACATACGCGATGAGGCAAACGGACCCCGACAGCGTGGCGATGTAGTTCTTCGCCGTGTATGTGGCACCCGAGATGACGGCATCCGTGACGGTTGTCGTGCTGCCTTTCGTCCACGTTCCCGAGAACGTGCCGCGAATGACGCCAGCCTGCATCCGAATCAGCGCCCAAGTGGAATCCTTCCACAGCACATGAGCCCCAGACGCCTTGCCGAGGTCTGCCGCCTTCAACTGCACCACGCCACCCACCGCCACCCGTCCGACAGCGTTCGCCGCTATCGGCTCCACGGCCACGCACCAGGCCGTCGTCGTCGCACTTGGCGTGCCACCCGTCAGCACCGGCATTTCCTCGAATGACGCTGTAGCACCGCCTGCCGACGACGTAGGCGTGATTGCAACGCCAGTGATGGCAAGAACGCCCCAGCGTGCAACGGTCACGGACGGCTGGCAGAAGGCCCACGTATACGGCTTCAGCACAGGCGAGCCGGGAACGCCTGCCGTGCCGGGATTGGCACCGAGCACAAGGTCGGCAGCGTCTTGCGCCCGGTTCCACGCACGGGCAGAAATCGCACCGCGTAGCGGCTGGCCGGGCTCGATGCGACCGTCTGGGCGTGACATCAGACATACCCCGTGCCAAGCCCAAGCAGCGAGAAGTCAGAGTCTTTGTAGACTTTGGAAACGTAGACGGCTTTCGGCTGCTTTATTAGCGAAGAACCAGACACAGAGTCCTCGTACCGCACCCACAGGTACTCGTGCCCTTTTTTCTCAACGCCGCTGATGCTGCCGATGGTCTGCCCTGTCACGTTCTTTGACGCCACGAAGCGATACGACAGCGACCACGGGCCTTTCCCCTTCTGGTCGTCCCATTCCTGCGAGCCGCTGCAACCGAGGAAAAGAACCTCGCCAGCGTCAAACCCACGAAACGTGGCGTTGTTCGTCGTGCCGGTAATCCCAGCCATGCCACGCACATACGCAGCCGTCACGTACGCATTTGGCACGTCGTAGCTTTCCTGCCACTGAAGCTGCGGCACGACAATGTCAACGCCGTTGACGCCGTTTGAATCGACGCCGATAGCACCTGACATATTCGTGGCAGACGACGGGTAGCGCTTCTCGAAGTCGAGCGTGCCGCCAGAGCCGACCGAGCACGCTTGCGTGATGTGCTGCGTGCCGCCTGTGGTATCAAAACTGCGGGCACGCTTCAGCGGGTTTGTTCCGTCCTCTGCACCGTCCTTCGAGTAGCTGATCTGCAACTGCCATGCGTTGTCGCCCAGGTAGCTGACGCTGTACGACTCTGCCATCAGCTGCATGCCAGCAACGCCTGGATACTGCCAGTATCGACCGTTGGCGCTGATCTCGGCGTTGATCTCTGCGTGCAGCACCGTGTCGTCGGCAGTGCCGAAGATCTTGTAGCTCTTCGTGTAGCTAGAAGCCGCCTTGCGTCCCTTGCGGACGATGGTGGCTTGGCGTGAGTCGCCGTCTTCTACCCATACGAGCGTCATGCTGCCACCTTTCCTTCGCCGTCAATCTTGCGGGTATTCTTCGCCGTCTCTTCAGCCGCCTTCGCAGTGCGTTCCGCGAGCGAACTGCCGCCGAACACGCTGCCGAGGTTGAGCGATGAGAAGGTGCCGGCGACTTGCCCCATGCTCTGTGCCGACTGGGCACCGGCCGCATCAGCGCCAGCCGTCGCAGCCTTCTCGCTCGGCGATGCACCCATTGAGCTAGTCGCCTTGCTGATCCGCTCCTGTGCATCGTCAATGGCATTCTCAAGGATGCCTGCCTGATTGCTCGTCAGGCGACCGCTTGAGTTCAGAGCGTCAAACTGCCCGTAGAGATCAGACAACTGATCCAATGACGTGGCGTTCTCAACCTCCTTGAGAAGGTCGGCGAACTGCTCACCCATCACACGATTAGCCTTGCCCTTGCGTGTCGTCGCGCCGACGTTTGCTTCTGCGTCCTGCGTTGCCGCACGCCGCTCGTCTGCACGACGCTGGTTCTCTACTTGCCGTTCGTCCTTCGTTGCCTGTGCGTCGTCCTTGATTCCCTTGGCGCGATCCTGCCTATCCTTCTCCGCACGATCATTTTCTTTGCCAGCCTTGCCCGTGCGGCCCTCAATGCCTGGACGCTCCTGCATCCGCTGCTCGGCACGGGCGGCGTTCTCATCCTTGATCGCCTGCACCCGCTCTTCCGTGTCCTTCGCACCCGTGATGAACCCCTGCACCCTCGTCCATGCGATTTGGATGCCTGCCACGAGGTTGTCAAACGTCGCCATCACGCCGTTAGCGATGTTGTCAAAGAAGCCCATAATGAAGGCACCCATCGTGTTCAGCAGGGCAGCGGAGTCTGTGTAAATCTTGTCCCATGCGATGTAGATGCCCGAGCCGATGTCGGTGAACACGTCTTGAAACGCTGCCACCCACGGATCAACGTAGGACATCAACGCTTCAGTGCCACGCAGCCAGCCGGCGACAAGCCCAGCCCAGAGGACGTCCATAGCACCGGACAGGTCGCCGGCAGCGACAGCTTCGTAGACGCCGTTGAAGGTGGTCGTGGCTGTGGCGGCGAGGTCGCCTAGGACGACGATGCCGTCAGCCACTGCTGCACCAAAACCCTCGCCGATGGCTCCTGCCGCCTGTTGGACGAGAGAAGCCACCGGGCCGAGGGCCGCACCTATCTGGTCTTTAAACTTGTAGAGAGCAAAGACCGCCGCACCGATGCCAGCCGCAACCAGCAGCACCGGGCTAGCAAGGGCAGAAAAGAGACCGAAGCCCTTCAAGACAAGACCGATGGAGCCGCTCAACGCCTGCAACGAATACCCTACAGTCACCATTGCAGCACCGATGCCAATGGCTGCGGCGGCAACTTGAGCAAACAAGACGACGGCTTCCTTATTGTCAGTCGCCAGCTTCGTCAGCCCGTCGATGAATCCCGTGATGAACGGCAACGCACCCGCAAGAGCCGGTGCCACTGCATCCGTGATGGCAATAGCCATCCGCTGCATTGCCGCCAGCACGCTACCGAACGAGCCAGCCAGGCCCGACATCACTAACTTGTACTTCTCGCCCACTGGCAGGGCGGATGCCATCGCTTCACGCATCTTGGTGAATCCATCCACGCCTTCAGAAGCGAGAATCGACGCGGCACGAATGGCGTCCGCACCGAAGATGCGGCGGAAGATGTCATCCTTCGCTGTCTGGTCTAGGCCTCCCATCGCTTGATTGAGCGTGCCGATGATTTCCACCATCGGCTTCATTTGCCCGTCAGCGCCACGAAACGAGGCGACCGAAAGCCCGAGTTGGTTAAGGGCACCCACGGCATCGTCAGCCGGTGCCATCAGCCGCATCAGCATCGTCTTGACGCTGGTGCCGGCGTCGCTGCCCTTCACGCCGTTGTTGGCGAGGATTGCCAGCGTCGCCGACAAGTCCTCAATGCTCTGCCCAGCTAGGCCGGCGACGGCAGACGACATTGAGAACGCTTCCGACATCTGAGCGATAGACGTGCTTGACGCATCCGCAGCCGAGGACAACGCATTGGCGGCGACGTCGGACGACACCTTGAACACGTTCATGGCGTCCGACATCACCACAGCCGCCTGGGCAACGTCCATCTCGCCAACCTTGGCAAACTCCAACGCCGTCTGCCCAGCACCACCGAGCACGGCATCAAGCGACATGCCTGCCTTCAGCAGTTCAAGCATGCCCTGAGCCGCCTCGGTAGGCCCGACGCCGAGAGCCTGCGACATCGCCATAGACGATGCCTTGATCTGGTCGATCTGCGCCGACGTCGCACCCGTGCTCGCCCGAATGTTGAGCAGCGTGGACTCAAACGCTGCACCCTGACGCACGGCAGCGGCAATCGGTGCCGCCATGCCGATGCCAGCAGCAGCAAGCTTGCCGCCGCCAGACGCGAGCGAGCGGCCCATATTGCCGAGGCTTTTGTTGACCTTGGTCAGCGCCGAGAAGAACTTCCTCGGATCGGCACCGATCTCGACAAATACGCCACCGGCTCTGACTGCTCCAGCACTCATACGTGTTTCTGCCAGTCTTGCCCGAATAGGCGTTTTAGGTCATCAGGCGTCGCCTGTCTCGGTTTCGGTTTCTTTGCGTACGGATTGAGTTTGCGAGGGTCTGCCTTCGGCGAGTTCTTGTCTCGGTTGATGTTTGCCTGCTGTGCGAGAAGGTTCGCCGTGTGCCACCAATCGTGCTCTAGGCGGCTGTCACGAGCGGCGAAGAGTTGTCGGACGGTCCACTCGCCTGGATGGACTCCGAGGATTCCAGCGGCTTCCCAGACTGCATCCCAGATGCTCCGGCGAGGCTCTCGATCGTCGCCTTCTCCAGCCCCGCCTCCGCTCGACCCAACATCTCGCTTGCGACCTCGTCCATTTTCTGAGCGAGAAGCGCGATCATCTTGCGGAGGCGCTGGGGGAAAAAATCGACAAGCTCCTGCTCTAGTGCCTTCGTGGCAGCGTCCAGCGAATCGCCCCGCAGACCGTCAAGGAAGTCTTCCCTCGTCAGTCCCTTAGTCTCCACTTGCTTGGTCAGCAGTGCGTAGAGGATCTCGCCAATCTTGGCGTACTGGCTTCGCAGCACTTGGAACGTCTGCGAGATGTTCGCAGCGTCAACCATGTCGAACGGCACAGCCTTACGCTCGCCGCTCTCTTCGTCCACGACGTCAACCGTGACGTTGTCGCGGACACGAAGTGCCGAGGCGACGGTCAACGCCACCTGCCACGGTCTGCCCTGGTCATCCCTAAACTCACGCATCCCACTTACCTCACAAGAGCCGGATCAGTCATGCGACCTTCGAGCACAAAGGACGCCACGCCATCAATCGGGTCTGTCTCCGAAATCCCGGTCATCACCGCCAGAAACGAAAACCCGGCAGCGCCGCCGTTCACCGTGAACGTCCCGCCCGTGTGCATTTTCTGGAACGCCGTGCCCAGATCTGCTGCGTCGTTCAACTCGACAGACACGCTGCACTCGTAGCCCGTGCTGTAGACCGCTGCGTAGCGACTGCCGTAGGCGTTCACGTCGATCGTGCGGGCGGATTCCGTCAGCGTCACATTGCGAGCGCTGAAGATTTGCCCGCCATCGAGCATGATGGAGCAGTCTTTCCCCAGCGTGATCGCCACTAGAACTCCTTAGCCGTCACATTGAAGGTCACTGCCCCATCAACTCCTATATTTTCGGACACAGACATGACCGACCATCCGGTCGTCGCGTTCTGCTCAAGTGCCGCGATCAGACCAGCTGCGTCGTGGCACTCAATCTCCCACGTTTTGGTGGTGAAGCCGACAGCGGCAACCTTCTTGCCAGGCCCGACGGCAGCGCCGACGCTGCTCCTGTTGGAAATGTCAATTGTCTCGGCTTCTTCGGTGTACGTGGCTGAGATGACGCCAGCCCCGAACGGCGGCTCTGCTGAAACGTCCTTACCAAGAGTGATAGCCATGAGGTTTACTCCTTAAGCTGATGCGGGTGTGGTGCGAGTGCCCGAAACCGTGTACGTAACAATTCCATCAAGCGGCTGACTCTGCGAAATGTTCGTGCAGATGTAGGTGGCATTTCCGGTAGTTGTTCCGGCGATCGTAAAACTTCCGCCGAGGCTGACGCCCGGGGCGTCTACGCACTCAAGTTCAATCGTCTGCTCAATGAGAGCCTTCCTGAACTTGCGGGAAGTGTCGCCGAACTTGGTGACATCGACGTCAGACGCAGAGTTGGTGACAGTGCAAGAGCGCGCGTTCGCAACGCCTGCGACGACCACATTTTTCCCGAGCGTGACAGTAACGGAAGAACCAGACATGCGTGTCCTCGTGTGCGAGTGCCAGCGGTGCGGCTGGTTCGCTCACGGTATGGGCAGCAGGGCGGAATCTAGACCGGGTATGCCGTGGCTAGTTCTTCGCCAGCTGGTCTTTCCACTTCTTGTTGGCTTTTTGGATGGCGAGATCCACACGCCTAGACCCTGCCATGTACGGGCGAGCCGGATAGCGTGCCATCCGAGTGATTGTGGTGCGTTCCCAGTTGCGGCTGTGCTTAAATCGCCCGGCCTTGTCGATCTGCCAGATGAGTGCGCCGTACTCGTGCTGGTTGCGTTGCGGCAACGCACTTGTGAATCTCCCCCGCTCGTCTCGACCCTGCCTGCCGTTTCCACGCTGGCGCAGGTACGCATTGCGCGCAGCCCCGACGCCGATCCTCCAAGCGGTTTGCTTGACCGTGCCGCCGAACTGGTGCAGCTGCGCCAGCCAGGGTCGCGTCTTGTACGTTCCGATCACGGCTGTCATTCGGGCAGGATCAAAGAAGTTTACAATGTCGTTGTAGATAAACTTCCTTGGCGCCCACGACTTAATCGGTTGGCCCGCCGGCCGAGGCTCGCCGGCAGAGTAGCCGGTGATGTCTAGGTACAGCCCGCCCACGAACTCAGTCGGTTTGCCACGCCCGAGCCTCTTGCGTGAGGCTGCGCTGACCTTGCCCTTGCCACGCCCGATGCCCGCCTTGGCTTCCTGCTTGATGTCCTTGCCGAGCATTGACAACACGCGAGCGTTCATTTTGCCGATCATCCGGCTGACTTTCGGCTTGTCAAAAAAGTTCCCGCGAATGCTCGCCCGCAGATTCAGCCGCCCGAGCGTATCGCCCGACATCTCACGGCGATTGCCGCCGATCATGCCTGGACGAATGAACGCCCGGCTCATGCCAGAGAGCATTGACGGCATAGCAGACTCCTAGACAGTCGGCAGCACGTTCGTCTCAAACACACGATACGTCGCCGTAATCACGGCCCGCCAGACGTTCCGCTCAGTCAGTGCGTCGTCTGGGTTCAAGTCGATCCCCACCGTCTGCGGGCTGGTCACGCCCGCCGGCCACGTCACGCCAGAGCCGAACGAGTGGGCACGCACCTGGAGCATGACGCTGTCGGCTAGGTCGAGCATTCCATCAACCTCTGCATCAGTGCTCACATGCCGCCCGACGAACACAGACACCGTGTAGTCCACCTGCATCACCTGCCGGCTGATGCGTGTCACGTCTGCGTTTCCCGGCACGACGAACACTCGTGGCGATGCCATCGCATCGACGTCCACATTTGCCCAGTTGCGACGTTCCACGACAGTGGACGCGATGCCCCACGTCACGGACTGCAAGCCAGTGGCGAGGCTGTCGGCGAGTGCTCGAAGTGTGCTGCTCATGTATCACCCAAAAGCGTTGACAATCGCCCGACCAATCACCCACCGCATCGCTGCCTGCCCCGCGCGAGCCGAGAGCAGCAGCGCGGACGCTGCGGCTGTGAGCAGGGCGGCGAGGTAGATGGAGTCACGCACCGGGAACCTCCACCCACGCCAGCGTAGTCTCGTCCCAATAGTGTCTGCCTTCCGGCTGCGGCGTCGGCGCCTGCCAGTCGTGGTTCTCGTCAAGCGTCCACGACGGAAACGGCTGCGGTGAGACGAACACGTCGGCCTGTGAGTCGTAGGTAAAGCCGATGCCAGCGAATCGCCTGCGGATGCTGTTGTTGTAGCTCGTCTGCACCCAGCGACCACCAAGCAAAGACTGACAAAACGCGATCCCCTTGGCCTCGCTTTCGACGCCGTTGTCGAGCAGTTCCGCGTTGGCGACAACGATCACCTGTGTCACCACGTTTTCGTCGTTGAGTTGTGCGAAGTGTGCCATCAGAACGTGATGCTCCCGGTGCCTGTGAACGTGTAGACCTTGTAGCTGCCGTCGGTCGTGACGGTTGGCGAACCTGTGGTCGCGGCGGCAGTCGCCAGTGTGCGAATGATCACCACGCCGCTGCCGCCAGCAGCGCCGGAGTCGCCGCCTGCGCCCTGCCCGGAGTTTGCCGTGCCAGCAGCCCCAACCGAGTTAGCGCCGTTAACTGGCGTGACCTGATCCGCCCCCACCGAGATGCCAGCACCGCCGCCGGAAAAATACCGCGTGCCAGAG